TGCCATCAGTAGATGCCACTGCCATCATGATTCTGTTGAGTTCATACACGCGGTCAGCAAACTGCTTGTCTCGAAACTTGTTCAAGCCTACTGTGGCATTTTGATTGCGTTTGCTAATCGTGCCAACTTTGTCTTCTGCAATGAACTCTTGTGCTCGCACAATCAGCTGCCTCCGCCAATCACTCCAGATGTGGCTGAACTGGCTGTGCCAAGTTCTGTTGCGGTAAACGGGGCAGTAGATATCACTGTTACTTTGTTGCCAGCACCAGAATAAGTTTGATACACAGTGTTGGCTGGGATATTAACTGGTACAGAATACAAATTGCCAACTGCGTTGGCTGTTCCTAACGCAACAGCATACACCTGCAACCAAGCATTGGCTGTACTGGTGCTGATTTCAAGTTTGTCAGTGTAAACAGTAGTATTGCTTAAGGTAGTATATACATTGGCCATTATTTGCTATCCTGATTGGGTTGAATCACCACAGGGCGAAACAACTCACGTGTTTGATGCAACACTCCAGGAATTTCTACTGGCTGTTGTCGGTACCCACTGGTAGCAGGACTGTGAGGGTTCTGCTGTGTGGGCGTGTTCAAGTTTTCGTTATAAGGCTTGTATACCATGTTATTACCCCTTGTAGGCTTTCCATTGATTGGTCAAATCAAAAATACTTTCTTCAACTTTTTTTTCTTTTTTGTCATCAACGGCTTTCTTGAAAGGTTCTTTCTTGTCGCCATCTTTGTCAACATCTAAAAAATCAGGTTTCTTGGCTTCCTTAATACCAGCAATGTCACGCATGCGCTGTAACTCTGCTTCGTAGGTGTGTTGACGATTTTCTTGGCTGGCAATCACAGGCACAGTGGTTTGACCAGTTGACTTGGGACCGTTCAGACCGCCACTGTACATCATGGCATCTTCTGTGCCTTCTTCTTCTGTGGGCCAATCAGGAGCATTTTCATCAATAGCCTTTTCAATATAACCGCATCCGCAATCGCCGCTGCCACAAGTTGGACAAGAAACTTTGCTGCCCATGTAACTGCCTTCATCACCACTGCCACCAAGACCTGCGTTTTTCAACAGCATGCCTAATTTAAGTGCATCTTTTCATAGGTTCTTTTTTGTCGCCATCGCCATCAACATCGGCAAAATCAGGCTTGCTGCCAGAAGATTTTTTCTTTGGTGCAGAGTCATTATTGCTTTCAGGCTTGCTGTCAGACTTGCTAACTTTGTAGCCAGCTTTCTTCAACAATGCCATTGCAGCTTTAAGATCGCCGTGGTCTTCACCAGGATCAATGTCGTTTTCTTTGGTCATCAACTTTGAACGACCTGATGGTCCTTTGGCGCCCATTTTGCTACCTGTTCCTGCAGGACGTCCACGGCCGCGCTTGGCTGGTTGAGCATCAGCAGTGTCATCTGCGCCCACTGAATGACCTTGGTCATCCACTCTACGAGTTACTTTACGGCCAGTGGCAGTGTGTTCAATGTCGTGTTTGTGACCGCGTTCAACTGATCCAACCTTTGGTCGATCAGCACGTGGCTTTTTCCATGATGTAAACGGATTGTTATCATCGTCTTCGGCAGTTTCTTGTTTGCCGCCTTTGCGTAACATAGCAAAGTCGTTGGCATCTAGTTTGCCATTTTTGTTCATGTCAATTTTCTTTTGCTTGGGACTAAGTGCAGCCTTCATTGCTTCAGCAGCTACATCGCCCAAACGCTCGTCAACTTCTTTCTTGGCGCCGGCAATCTTGTCAGCAAAAGTAATTTTGTCTTTAGGTTCAGCAAGTGCAGCAAAGCTCTTGGCCTTGGCTGGTGACATTTTTTCTTTAACTTGCTTGGGATTGGGTTCTGCGCCTGGCTTCATACCAGTCTGCGGAACACCCATCTTGCGTTGTAGGTCACGCATCATGTCAGCATCGTCGCCGTGGCCTAGTTTGTTTAACACAGCGCCGCCAACTTTCTTGGCCATACCGCCAACTTTCTTGGCCATGTCGCCCATGCTTTCTTTGGCAGTTTTTTCAGTGTCCATGCCTTTTTCAGCATAGTGACCAAGAGCAGCTCCAGCAGCGCCACCCAGCGGTCCGGCAGCCAATGCTCCTAATCCGCCACCAACAGCAGCACCAGTGGCGCCTTCGTCATACTTGTCGTATTTTTTGCGAACAGGATCTAATGCCTTGCCTTCACGTCCAGCTTTGGCCAATGCTTCCATACCTTGCTTGCCATACTTTTCATAACCCTTGGCTGCACGGCTCATGTCACGTTCGTTAAGTTGACCGTGTGTGGTTTCTGGCTTCTCACGAATGGAATCCAGCTTTTTGTTTAAGTCGTAAAAAAATGTCATTTTGATTATCCTCTTGGGTTGGCGCCGGTTGCAGGCTTGGGTTGACGTTTGATATTGGTCATAGGGCTCTTGTTGCCCTGGGGAAGTTGGTTAGTGGTTTTAGCAGGTGGAGTCTTTTCTCCAGCAATAGTAAAATCACTGCGGTAAGCATTTTTCAACACAGCATGATCGTATGGACCAGTTGAGTAGTCTTTGCTAAGTGCTCGCTGAGCAGCATCAGGTGTTGGATAGTCTGTGTCAGCCAACAAGTTTTTGTTTTCAGCTTCAATCTTGTCTGCTTCATCAACCAGGCCATCAACGTGAGCTTGAGTCTGCATCACAATAAGATTGGGATTGCCACCGAGCATTTGAAACAGTTGTTTGATCTGCGGCTCAATAGCAGGATACTTGAAACTCACATCAAACATTGTCACAGCATCATTCTGATTGTTTGGAAAGTCTGTGAGGATCTTTTGAATAGGAGTGGTCTTGGCATCGCCCAACTTAGTTGGATCAAATTGATCCAGCTTGGTTTTGAGTTGACGCACAAGATCGTCTGGAATGCGGCCGCACATTTTGATACGATAGTCGTATGTGCGTTCGCTTTCTGCTAGATATTTGGCAAATGGTTTCATGTCAGGTTCCTGTGATATATTTATTCATTTTGTGCTTTTTGGTTCTTGGCACCAATAATTCTGTCCAACAACTCATTGCGACTGAGCACATGGCCTTGGCCTTGCTGTGGCTGTTTTTCTTCAGGTTGTTGCTGATCTAATCGTGCTTTTTTCATTTGCAAATCGATCATCTTGAGTTTTTTGTCCAGCTTGGCAGTTTTGGCTGTGATTGCATGTCCCAGCATGTTTGATGCTACTGAAAATATTTCGCTGGCAAATCGACTGTCTACCTGCATGCCAAGATCCATTAGGTCTCGGTAACTGGAAGTGGCGAGGTCACTAAGCTCGTCCATTTCTTTATCAGTAGATTCCAAGCCTCGCACAGCCGGCAAGGCCGCATCTATTTTGTCAATGGCTTGATCTAATGCAACGATGGTGTTGCGATTTTCCTCTAAGGCAGGAACAGCCAAGTCTATTTCTTTGTCAGAAGGGGGTAAATCGAAGAGTTCTTCTAGTTTTCGTGTCATGCCATATTTATGGACTTACGGACGACCGTTATGAAACATGTCATTTTCGGTGATGACTCGAAACGTCATACCATTGCGTCTAGCCCATTTGGTTGCAGCGTCCCATTTGGCATAGTTGATTGCTACCACTGCTCGGTCTCTACTGCTCATTTTTGATTCCACTACACTTTGCTTTTTGGGCTTGATTTCAATCAACTCTGCTCGCACAGTGTTGTCTCTATTGCGATAGGTAATCAGAAAATCAGGTATGTATTGGGTCATTTTACCTGTGAGCGGATGGCGGTATGGTATGGCTATGCTTTCACTGGCCCATTGCAGTATGTGATCGTTGCTGTCACAAAATCTCATAAAGCTGTGTTCCCA